GATACTAAAGCTGCTATAGACTTACAAGAACTTGAGCTGAAAGCAAAAGCTGACGCTGATAAGAACTACACCGAACTAGTAAAAACAGTTAGGGAAAGTAGAAAACAAAACGGAGAAAAATAATGCGAGAGTATTACGACAATAGACACGGAGATTATCCGTCACCTTCTAAAAAGACTAATAAAGCTGCTCCTAGTGATCCTAAAATACAGGATACAACTAGAACAGAATCAGTTAAAGCAGGTGAATGCTTAGATAAGCCAGAAGAGGCTAAAGTCAAAGCAGCATATGGACAAACAAAAGGACTTCTTTGGTATCGTTCAATTAAGTAATTAATGGACTATATCATAGCAACGGAGCACTTGCTCCGTAAATACCGTGAGAGAAAAGAAGCTCTCATGCAAACATTGGCTTCTGGTAGTATTGAGAATTTTGAACAATACCAAAGGATAGTCGGTGAAATAGCAGGTTTGAGTTTCTCTGAACAAGAGATTCAAACCCTACATTCTAATATGGAGGATGCAAATGACTAATAAAGTCGAAAAGAAAGAAGTTCCAGATCGAGTTCTGAGAGAATTTGGCAGTGATGGTATTCCCGCTCATGTAGCGGAAGAAGAAACAATCACTCCCGATAACTTAGACGATCATGCAGATTCGTTACCGCGTCCAACGGGGTATCGGATTTTAATATTGCCTTTCAGCCAGTCTTCAGTGACTAAGGGTGGAATTCATTTAGCTAAACAAACAGTTGATAAGGAAAGGTTAGCAACTGTTGTTGGGTACGTTGTAGAGACGGGACCAGATGCATATGGGGACATTAATAAGTTTCCAGATGGACCTTGGTGTAAGAAAGGTGATTGGGTTATTTTCGGTAGATATGCTGGAGCTCGTTTTCAAATAGAAGGTGGCGATATGCGTCTTTTAAATGACGATGAGATATTAGCGTTAATCGACGACCCAGAAGCAATTTTATCATAAAAAACTTGAGGAGGACTCATGCTAGAAGAAGAAAAAATAGAATTAGAATTACCCGAAGGGGAAGTTGATATACACGCGGCAGATGTAGATGATTCAATTAAAGACGAAGTAGTTGAAGAAACACAGCCTAACGTAAAAGCTGAATTAGATGAAGTATCTGATGCAGTACAAAAACGAATAGATAAGTTAACGTATAAGATGAGAGAAGCAGAAAGACAGCGAGATGAAGCTGTTAATTACGCTCAAAGCGTTAATACCACTGCTACTACTTTAAAAGAAAAGTTAAAGAATTCTGATTCTTCCCTTTTCAAAGAGTACGATAACAGGGTACAATCTGAAATTGAAGGAGCAAAGAGACTTTTAAAAGACGCACAAGAAGCAGGAGATAGTGATGCAGTTGTTGAAGCAACCACCGTTCTTTCTCGTGCTACTGCTGAAGCAGAAAACCTCAGAAGGTTATCGGCTCAGCAACAAGTCAGACAAAAGTCAGCACCTCAGGAAGTTCCTGTGGAGCCCTATCAACCGACTTTACAGCCACAACAAGCTGCAGGACCAGATCCTAAAGCTGAAAAATGGGCTGAAAAGAATACATGGTTTGGAGATGACCAAGCAATGACATTTGCAGCATTTGGAATACATAAAGAATTAGTAGAAGAAGGGGTAGACCCGACTTCAGATAATTACTATGTCCAAGTTGACAATCGTATGGCTGAAAATTTCCCACACAAGTTTTCTAACGAGCAATCTGCCCCCGTGCAACAGGTTGCTGCTTCTAGCCGAGGGGCTAGTGGTAAAAAAACATCACGCAAAATAAGGTTATCACCAAGTCAAGTAGCAATAGCTAAAAGACTGAATGTGCCGCTAGAAGAATATGCTAAGCATATCGAAGGAGTATAAAATGACAGAAGATAATAAAACAGACGTCACCACTGATCGTAACTCACGATCTGCAGAGACACGAGCCTCTCAAACTCGCAGAACCCCTTGGACCCCACCGTCTATGTTAGACGCACCCACACCTCCTCCTGGATATCAATTTAGGTGGATTCGTGAAGCTACTAGAGGAATCGATGATAAATCTAATATGTCTAAACGTATTAGAGAAGGATATGAACCTGTGAGAGCAGAAGATTATCCTGATTTCGAAGCCCCCACTATTGATAGTGGAAGTAACACTGGAGTAATCGGAGTCGGAGGATTAATTCTCGCTAAAGTACCAGTTGAAACCGCAGGTGAAAGAAATGCTTATTTTAAAGATCAAGCAGATTCTGCCATGAAAGGTGTTGACCAGAACTATATGCGAGAAAGCGACGCTAGAATGCCTATTAAAGATGGAGACATCCAACGGACTTCTAAAGTTGCCTTCGGTAGTAAAACTACCGATGCTAAGTAATTAATAATAACAATGTATATAAGCAAAGGAGAAAATAATGGCTAATACAGATAAACCAGATGGTTTTACCCCCGCATATCATATGTACGGTGGTGTTATTCGTCCTGCTAAAATGAGAATCGCAAGTGAAACATCAGCATCAATCTTTTCAGGTGATGTTGTAACTTTATCTAGTGGTTATGTCATTCAAGGCACGGCGACGACAACCCCTATAGGCGTATTTTACGGAGTATACTTCACAGCTACTGACGGCACCCCAACTTTCTCGAAAGTTTGGACTGGCAGCACAGCTACCCTTGGCGGAGACGACGCAGAAGCTCTCGTTTATAATGACCCCGCGGTCGTTTACGAAGCTCAATTTACAGCTGGAACACCAGCAGTAAGTTTTATCGGCTCTAAATATACTCTTTCTACGACTGCAGGTTCTACAGTGAACGGTAGATCAAAGGAAGGGGCAACCGCGACAACAGGAAGTGGTGTAGCGTTATGTGTAGGCTTCGCCTCGCAACCAAGCAATGAAATAGGTGCTTATGCGAGAGGACTCTTTACATTCCCTACTAACACATTTGCTGTCTAATTAAGGAGATAAATAATGGCGATTAACAGAGCACAGCTAGTCAAAGAACTAGTACCTGGACTCCATGCTCTCTTTGGATTAGAGTATGAGAGATATAATAACGAGCACGAAGACATCTTCGATACTGAGAACTCCGAAAGGGCGTTTGAAGAAGAAGTAATGTTAAGTGGGTTTGGTGAAGCACCGACTAAAGGAGAAGGAGCCGCAGTCATTTATGACACAGCTCAAGAATCTTGGACTTCGCGTTTCACACACGAAACAATCGCATTAGCGTTTGCGTTAACAGAAGAAGCAATCGAAGATAACCTCTACGATACACTTTCTTCTCGTTACACAAGAGCACTAGCACGATCAATGCAACAAACTAAACAAGTGAAAGCTGCTAACATTTTAAATAATGCGTTCAGTTCTTCATATGTTGGTGGTGACGGCGTAGAATTATGTTCTACTGCTCATCCGACTGTTGCTAACGTGGACCTTAAAAATGAGTTGTCAACATCAGCTGACCTTAATGAGACTTCACTTGAACAAGCGTTGATTGACATCGCTGACTTCAAAGATGAAAGAAATCTTAAAGTTAATGCACAAGCAAGGAAATTAATCATTCCACCTGCTTTGCAATTTGTTGCTGACAGACTTATGGAAACTCCAGGAAGAGTTGGTACTTCAGATAATGATATCAATGCAATTAGAAATATGGGAATGATCTCAGAAGGCTATGTTGTAAATCATTATCTAACAGATACTGACGCTTTCTTTATCAAAACTGACGTTCCTAATGGACTTAAACACTTCGTTAGAACACCTGTATCAACTAGTATGGAAGGCGACTTCGAAACTGGTAATGTACGATACAAGGCTAGAGAACGTTATAGCTTTGGTTGGAGTGACTGGAGAGGTATCTTCGGTTCACCAGGAGCCTAATTCATTTAATTGAATAATTAAAGGGGTCTTCGGACCCCTTTTCTTTTTGTGATTGATGATATACAATCAAAAGACTAGGGATTATTAACTTGTTCTATCGACTGACCTAGCAGACAAGCCGAGACAATAGAACTTATTTCCGAGGAGGAAATTATGGCAAACTCAACATTTAGTGGACCAGTCAGGTCCGAAGGTGGTTTTACAACTATTGATGTAAATTCAACCACAGGTGCAGAAACAGATGGATTGGTAATAAACGCAGATGGTAATCTTTTTACTGATGCTGGTGGACACGTTCAATATGT